TCCAAATAAATATTGAAACTATTCAAGATGCCAGAGAACAAGTTAGACAAGGCATGATGATTGATCTTATTGAACAAAACAATAAAGATAATACATATCAAGCTATGCAAGAACAACTACTTCAATTAAAACTAATGTCCCCATGGCAAGGATATTTAGAAAGAGATGCTTTGAAACCATTAGTTGTCAGAGTATTTAATATATTACAGAGAAGAGGTGGTATACTTCCAGAACCCCCTGCTATTTTAGCAGAAGCTATGAAGGAAGGTCTAGGTTTATCTTTAACTTTCCAAAGTCCTTTAGCTAAAGCACAAAGACACTTTGATGTATCTGCAACAGAAAGAACTTTGGCATTTGGAGCCCAACTGGCTCAAATAGGTGGTTTAGAATTTATCAATGTTGAAAAAGCTATGCGTCTATATAGTTATTTATTAGGAGCACCATCTGAAATATTATTCTCTGAAGCAGAAGTTAGAAAGCGTCAAAGAGAACAGCAAAGAGCACAAGAAGCGGCTATGCAACAACAACAACAGCTTATGCAGTTGCAAATGATGCAAGCAGGCGCAAACACTGCTAAAGAAGCCGCACAAGCAGACCAATTAACTGCTCAAGCACAGACTATGGGACAAGGCCCAATGTAGGTATTAACACCCGGAGTAATATAATGAATATACAAGATCTTATATATAAAGCTAGAGGTATTGACTCAAGAATTAAAAAAGCATACACAAGCCTATTTAATAGTAAAGAGAATAAAGAAAGAAGCAATAAAGTAATTGAAGATCTTATTTTACGTTTTAAATTCTATGGAGCAGCACCTACTAACGACCCTATACAGTTAGCTAAAAATGCTGCGTATAGAGAAGTAATAGAATACATATTAACTATGTCTGCTAGAATATCAGAAGATACACTAGGAGAAATAGAAAAATTTATAAATAAATAAAAGGAGGACCTATGAGTACAGAAGACACACAAGTAAACCCACCAGAGGGAGCACCAGCAGAAGGAGCACCAGCACCAGCACCAGCACCAGCTAGTAACACATTTGATGTAGATGCTTTTATGACTGAAGGATGGAAAGATTGTATCCCAGAAGATTTAAGAGATAGAGCGGAGTGGAGTAGAGTAAATAATGTCCAAGACGTATTTAAAAACTATATTTCTGCACAACAGACAATTTCCAAGTCAGTTAGAATCCCAGACGCCATGTCCACACCAGAAGACATTACAGCATTTTATACCAAACTCGGAAAGCCAGCTTCTGCATCAGAATATGACTTTACTTATGAGCAAGCAGAAGGTGCACCCCTTGGAAAGGATTCATTTGATTTTACGACTTTCCAAGATATCGCAGATAAAGCAAATCTTACAAAAGACCAATACCAAGCATTGGCATCTGCATATGTAGATATACAAAACGATATGATAACTACCTATCAAACAAGTTTAGCTGAACAAGCTGGTTTAGAATTAAGAAACGCTGAAAATGAATTACGTAAAGAGTGGGGTAAAGAATACGCAACTAATCTAAATAATATTTCTGCAAAGATAGCACAAATGTACCCACAGGAAACATTACAACGTATGGAGCAAAGCGGTTTATTTAGAGATCCACAATTCCTTAGATCTCAACTTCAATTGACAAAGATGATGACAGGGGATACAATATTCATAGAAGGTAGAGGCATAGAAAATGTGCCACAAACTATAGAGGACCTAAGAGCAAAAAGAGATGCATTAATGGAAGCAGATTATGCAAAGAATAGAACTCAGGTCAATGAGTTGAACCAACAGATTGTACAACTGCAAATGGCTCAACAAGGACAAATAGGAAGAAGATTGGGATAACCTCAAAAGAGCCCCCAAGCAAAATCCAAACAAATCTTCAAAGCTAGCCCGAGAGGCAACCTAGTGAGAAGAAAAACACGTTAATTAGTTAGTAGTAAAAGGAGCAGTGACATGAATTTATTACCTTTAGTGGAAGAACAATTCCAGTCTGAAATTAAATTATGTTACCAAAAACGTGACTCTTTGTATGCTGACTTAGTAACTGTTAGACCAGTTCCAGTAGGTGATAAAACTTACTTCAACCGTTCTCACGCAGGTACTCCAGCAGGACAAAAAGCTAGATTTGGTAAAATCCCTAGAAACGGCGGCTCTTTAGATAGAGTTGGCTGTGAACTAGAAACATACTACGCAGGTGACGAAATTGATGAACAAGAAGTTTCTTCAACATCAGCAAACGGTATGTTAGTTATCACAGATAACGCAATCGCTTCTATGAACCAAAGAGTAGACCACTTGATTCTAAACGCAATCAATGAATCTACACAAACTATTCCAGAAGCAGCAACAGCAGGTATGACAATGGATACTTGTATGGCAATTTGGGAACATTTCCAACAAAACCATATCTTTAGAAATAAAGAACTTCCTATCATTAACATTGGTGTAAAACAATGGAACCAATTAATGAATCTAAAACAATTCTATCACGCTGATGTTATCACAGAAAAAGATCTTCCATTCTTATTCTCTAGAGCAGAATCTGGTAGATTTTGGATGGATATGGTTTGGAGAGTAGATCCAGATCTTCCAACTTCTGGTAACACAACTAAATGTAATGCTTTCGTTAAATCTTGCGTAGGCTTAGCACTTGGTGGTGTTGATAAAGTAAGAGTACGTGAAACAGATGATGACACAATTCTTTACTATATGAGAAGAAAATTAGGCGCTTGCTTAATTGATGAAACAGGTGCATTATCTTTTGACGTATCTAACACAGCAGTAGTAGGCGAATAGTAGAAAGTAAGCATAAGGAGAAATAAACAATGGCAATAGATATTAAATTATTTGCACCAGTTGCTAGAGCTACTAACGCAATCTATATGTATGTAGTAGACGCAAATGATGAAAAAAGCCCAGCTAAAGAAGATACTTGGGCAACTATCAAAGCAGCTAATTACTTCAGCAATGAACAATTAGTTGGCTCAGTGAAAGTTGGCGATATTGTTCTAGTAAATGCTGAAGGTACTTTTGGAGTACTTTTAATCACAGCAGTAGATGTAAAAGCTAAAACAATTACAACAAAAGTAGCAACACTTGGAGCATAATGTTAAAAAAGGGATAGGACTGTATATCCTATCCCTTTTATAAATAAAGGAGGACAAATGACTACAGTAGTAGAACAAAAAAAGACGGTTGCCAGTACGAAACTTATCAATGCAAAGAATGTAACTATTATTCCAAATAGTAGAGCGGAGCATTGCATATATACCTATAGCACACATGTAGACAGTCATTTTGATATAAAAAACCCAGACTTTTATCATCCACTTTACACTTTTGCACAAAGTGGGGATATCTTAAGAATTTTTAGATATGATCAAGAAAAACTTGTTCAATACTATGAAATAATGATATTAGAAGTAGACAAAATTAATAAAAAAGTAACTGCTGCAATGTTACTTGAAAAAAGTGTAACTAAAGGAATTATAGGAAAAGAATAATGACCAAACCGGCCTTGATAGATTTAGTGAACGCTGCCCTAGTTAAAATAGGACAAGATCCTATCATAACACTAGATAATAATGAGGCCATATCCCCAACTGTGACTATGGTTAGATCCACAGTTGATATTACTAAAAGAGAAATACTTAGGATAAATGATTGGAACTGCGCACGTAAGACAATTAAACTAACTAAGCTGGCTAATCATACAAATTCTGGCTGGGAATATGCTTATCAATTACCAACAAATCCAGAATGTTTAAGAGTTGTTCAAATATCTGTAGATGATGGTGAGACATACGTTGATTTAGATGAGTATTATAACCATAACAAAGGATTAGTGGAGCATCTATTTGACATAGACGGTTCTATATTATTAAGTAATACTGATAATGTTTGGATTAAATACACGGCAGATATAGATGCTGCAAATTTTGATGCAACTTTAGCATCTGCTTTTGTAGCACAACTTGCAGCAGATTTAGCTTATGCACTTCCAGCCTCCGTTTCCCTAGCAGATTACTTAACTAAAATAGCTAGACAAAAGCTAAAAGCTGCACGATCAGCTAACGCTAGAGAAAGAAATAGATTACGTCCGGAAGGAGATGTTATAGGTATCCGATACGGATATGGAGAGAAACAACTAAGAGTTGATATGTCTGATGAATTAGGAGAAT